CTAAAGGGCCTAGAATTCCTTCCAGGGAACAAATACACGATTGAACAAAGATCACTTTCATCATCAGGCTTCTTCAGCTCGAAGATGGGACCAAATGGTCCAGCTGTGATTTACTCACACCTGGATGCACTGGCCCTATCTCGAAGTGAGTCTGTGTACTGGGCCGTTATCAGGATGTTAAAGGTATCTAACCCAGACCTTGCGAGACTTTTGGATACGATGATACAGAAGATGAGTCCGATAAAAGACTCGCCAGCTATATTATCTAAAATATCCATGATCTCGGAAGGCGCGGGAAAGACCAGAAACATTGCGATATTAGATTTCTTCTCTCAGAATGCACTTAAACCCATTCATGACATAGTCATGAGTGTGCTTAAGACAATAGACGGTGACTCAACATACTCCCAAGAAGATGGGTTTAGACGCGGAATGCGCTTAGCCCAACTCTCAGGATATTGTGCGTCATTTGATCTATCGTCAGCGACTGATCGATTCCCCCTATCCCTCCAAGTTGACGTTGTTACGCAACTTTTCGGGAGATTGGTTGGAAAAGATTGGTGCAGTGTAATTTCTGACAGGGATTTCTACGAACCTAGTACTAAGAAGTCGGGTATTAGATGGAGTGTTGGACAACCATTGGGAGCGTTAAGCTCATGGGGAGTGTTTACACTCGCCCATCACAGTATCGTGAGATTCTGTGCTGGTGACCCAAACTTCACCAATTACCAGATTTTAGGTGATGATGTCATGATCTTCGACAAGCGTGTAAGTGAAAAGTACCAAGAAGTGATGGAGAAAGAGTTATCTGTTAAGATAAATCTTTCTAAATCATTCATTGCTACCCACGCACCCGTCTTTGGAGAATTTGCAAAGCGCATCTTCCTCAAAGACAAGGAGCTGAGTGGCATCTCCCCCGACTTACTGGTTCAATGCTCAAAGACCATTTACATGATCCCCGAGCTATTGAGGGTAATTCGAGAGAGATGGGAAATTACAATTCCTGGGGCTGAACTTTATGCCCCGGAATCTTTCTCTCACTTAAGTGTGAAAGGAAGATTCCACCTGTCTATCTTCCTCGGTTTCAAGCAAGCCCTTGGCGCCCTTTCGGGTTATCCGTGGTGTTTGCTGGGAATCGA